ATCACCCTGCGTTTGGAATTCCTGTCTAGACGATCAAAGTCGCTGATGGATCTGCGAAGCTGTCGATACTCTGCATTGGTGATCTTTAGGTTTTTCTCCAACTGTGTCAAGAAACGATAGTCATCCTCCAGTTTGCGTAGATATCTCTTCACTGCCAGCGTGGGCAGGGTGTTTCGCTGACGCAGTGCTTCTGCTTGACCGGAATTCCGGAGTTTCTTCACGATGTCCTCTCGACCGTCTATCACTGCCAGCATGTTGTGGAGATCGTTGGCTGAACTCCTCACAGCATCAAAGCCACTGTAGGTCAGAGTCTGATCAGCATAGGATCGAGCCCAGGACTCTGTGTCTGGATTGGTTTTGAGCAGACTGAGTATCAAGAAACTCAGATACACACGTTCCTGTATGTCCTGGAAGGTGTATCGTTGAAGGTCGTTTTGGCGTCTCACCACGCGAGCTTCATTGACATATTGTAGGAAAGGCATCAGCATACGGATATTTATGTGCGTATTTTTTTATAATAAGTATTGTTAATGAATAAAAAATTTCCCATAAAAAAAGGACTGCCCTGTCAGCTCAAATGGAATCATTCCACAGTGTTCCTCACCATGGGAACCACAGCCAGCTGTCACAGAGTCACACACGATCCTATACTGATCGAGAATGGTAAAATAAACTTCCATAACATACCTAACAAATTGGAAGCGAGAAAGAAGATGCTCAATGGTGAGTGGCCGGGTCGCGGCTGTGAGCATTGTAAAACCATAGAAGATGCCGGAGGCGAGAGTGAGCGTATGACCAACATAGATTTCCCGGGTCTGTTATACCCAAAAGAGCTGGATCAAAATCCTGACGAAGTCAATGTTACTCCCACACAGTTAGAAATATATTTCAGCAATACCTGCAATCTCAAATGTGTCTATTGTAATTCAAAATTCAGTTCCACTATTGATGCTGAAAATGCAAGACATGGAGAATTCACATCTGGGGATACGAGTAAGCCGGGTGAAAATGTATATCTTCCTGGAAAAACAGAAGTGTCATCAAACATGGAGGTGATGGGTGATAAACTTTTTGTTTGGCTGGAAGACCATATACAAGATCTCAATAAGATTTTTATCCTGGGAGGTGAGCCATTCCTCCAGAAAGAAACAGAACGATTGGTAGAATTCCTAGAACGTAAGCCTTGTCCAAACTTGATGTTGTCGATCTTTAGCAACCTCACAGTGGATCCTGCACGTGTAAAGAAATGGCTCGCGAGGATGTGGCAATTAAAAATAAATGGACATATTAATTCATTACAAGTGGTGGGCAGTTTGGACTGTTGGGGACCCGAGGCAGAATACGTCAGAAACGGATTGGATCTAAAGAAATTCCAAGAGAACTTTGAGTTTATGCTGAATGAAACTGATATTATATTAAACATCAACAGTGCCATGACTGCTTTAACTATTCCAAGTATGCCCGATCTTGTGAGACAGATAAACCAGTGGAGTAAAAAGAGAACAGTTTACTGGAGTATGATGAAGGCTGGAGATGCAGGCAGGCCGTATCTTAACCCTACTATATTTGGAAAAGATATTTTAGATCTAGGCATCAATGAATCTATTAAACTATTTGATACTCAAAAAGATAACATAAAAGAGATATATCTTCGCAACCTGAAAGGCATAGCGAATGAATGTGCGTCAACTGTTCCAGATTTAAAAAGTCAACAAAGACTTGCAATATATTTAGATGAGTTGGACCGCCGGAGAGGCACCGATTGGAGGGGAACATTTCCCACTATTGCTGATCTCTATAAAGCGTAGCATGACAAAGAATTTTATATTAACCGACATAATGAAGACCGGACATCATTGGTGGTATGCACAGTTCTTAAGATATAACAGTATATCAGATCAAACCATTGAAATATGCGATGACTATTATAGATTGAATGATATTGAATTAGATAAGTTTGACCGTAGGATAGCGTTCATCTGTGCAATGAATGATTATTTGTTAGAAAACACCGAATACAAAGAAGATTTGCTTAGACGTGTTAGGATGTTAAAAGACAAAAATTTTAAATTTATTGTAGTAATTCCATGGGAATCTAAAGAAACATCTATTGGTAATCAGCACATTGATTTTTTATCATCAATCACTGACCATGTTTGGTACGGCGGGATCAATTGGTTTTGGTTTTATATGTTTGAAAAAAACCACAACAAACAGTTTAATTTTGATCATTCAGATAAAAAATACGACTTTCTTTATCTTAATAAATTAGCAAGAAATCACAGAATAGAATTATACACGATGCTTAATAAGAAAAAATTATTAGAAAATAGTCTTTACAGTTTTTTAACTGATAATCCAGTGAGTGTTATGAAACTAATTCCAGAGTACGAATTACCGTGGGTTGACAGAGAAAATTATCCACTTAAACACAGCGATCAAGACATTTATGAAAAACCATACAATCATTCTTACATCAGTATTGTTTCCGAAACATCTGATTCTAATTTAGAAATATTCATGACAGAAAAAATATGGAAGGCGATTATAGCCGAACAGATTTTTATAGTGCATGGAAATTACAAATACTTAAAAAAATTAAATGAAATGGGATTCAAAACTTTTGAAAATATTTTTTCTGAAAAATACGACGAAGAACCGGATCCTTATCTTAGACGTAGAAGAATTGTGAATTTACTTTATGATATTAAATCAAAGAAATTTAAAAATTTTTATACAGATACTGTTGATATAAGAAAACACAATAAGGATCTTTTTTGGAATAAAAAAGAATTATCAAAATCAATAAATCAGACTATATTAGATTTTTTCAAATTTTTTGATAGCAGTCAAATTTCTTCTTGAGAACGTTAATCTATCTACCAGTTTAACAGCACCACCATCTGTGCCCACTGCCACAAAACCTTCGGGGTCTGTGACTTCTAACCCATTTTCAGTCTGTGCAAATGTGCCCACCTGCATGGCTTGATTCATTTTTTGCATGGCCTCTGCTTTGAGTGCTTGTACCTGTTTGTAGAATATCAACATGGCCTGCAACGGTTTGCGAACTGTGTTTAGGAATTTAGGCATCTCTGCCATCTTCTGCTGTCTCAATTGAATAGCTTTCTGTGCTTTTAGCCCTGTCATTTGTTTGTTCATTCTTGCAAGGTAGAACTCTTGAAATCCTTTTAGGAAAGCCGTCACTTCTGTGGGGATCCTGCCCTGTTTAATTTCTGCATTGATAAACATCTGGAACATAGGCACAAAATCTTTGTTGGCGGAAAGCATTGCAGATAGATTCTGCGGCACTCGGGACAATAGAGTTTTTAAAGTTTGGATGCCTGTTGCAAACTCAGCAGACTCACCGGCTGTGAATGTGGCTGACCCTGATACGTTTTTGTATGTGGCATTGTCGTACCACACATCTGGAGTCTTTGTGAATGCGGCAACATCTGCTCCTGCTTCTGCATTCATCTCTGCTAAACTTTCTCCCACATATGTGGTGTGGAATATTATTCCCACCTTAGCAGATGCAATCTGTTGGCCTATGTCCGAATCTTCTGGCACTGCATACACAATTTCATTGGGTTTAAATGTAATGAACTTGCCATTGTTGATGTCTTGTCGAACCAGATCGTTATCGGTGAACATCATGTCGCCTTGTACCACTCCTGTGATATTCAATTTGGATAGATGTACCAGACACTTCAACAGTTTGTCACCGAGATCACCTGTGCCGTGGTTGGTGGCGATGTCCTGTTTGGTGTAATTGATTTTAGCAGACTGTGCAAACACTGATTTTGTTCCAACAAAGAATTTACCGTTGGCGGGATTTATGCCACACACCACTGCAGGAGCACCGTCCCATTTTACAGACAGTTGCATGGCCGATGAACTGGAACCTTTCAACATATTGTAAAGGTCTGTGAAATAGCCAATCACTGCTTCTCCACCTGCGTGTCCGTCTGTGAGGATTATATCTTCAATGTGCTCTAGATGTGTGCGTTTAAATTCGTGTAGTATTTCTTCAACCAACATTATTCGTCCTCGTCTTGCAATTCACCTTCGGTGATCTTTAAAGAACTTTTAACGTCTTTGAGTTCTCGGACTTTGGTAACACCTCGAGAGAAGCGACCGCTGTCTAGATTCTTTATGGCTGAGTTCAATTTCTTTTCTAACTGATACGCAGTCTGATCATCGAAGTGTTCTCTGATGTACTGCACCAGATTGATGGCAGAATCAATGATGTGTTCGGCTCGGCTCTCAACGAAATGTTCAGGATCTTCTTTGTTGAGCCTTGCGGAGCTCAATTCTTCCAGGATACTGCGTGTTCTCTTTTGCATAAAGGTATTTAAGTTAATAATAACACAAATTTTCTATTTGTCTATGTATTTAAGTTAAAATGTCAGCTTCAAGTGTGATAATATTTAGAGTTTTCTATACACGAAATATTTGCGTTGGTTAGAATCGTCCCTGATATCCAGTACCTTTAGACCAAACTGTTCTGCTAGTTCAATTATGAACGGCACATTCCACGCATAGAACTCTATCCACCGTGATTCCGGTTTAGGATGACTCAGACCTGGATTCACTCGGAAGAACATGGTGCCTCCGTCTGCCAGCATGGTGACACACTTGGCTACCTCTGCTGTGATCTTGTCTCGGGAGCCAAAGTTGACGGAACCCAGCCACCGGTGAAACGAGGCACGTTGTTCACGTCCACGCCGATCAGGCCTATGAAGACACCCGCGGCAATGGCCGTGACACTGCGAACATATCGCCGGGTGGATACAAATCCCACAGTGACGAACGCCAGGACGACCAGTGACCACAGTTCTGGTATGCCCATGTACATGACGATCTTGGTGTAGTAGGGCAGGAATAAAAATGTGAGAGAACCAAACAGCAGTCCGTTGAGTGTGGAAGATGTTATGGCCGCTGACAGGGCCCTGGAGGCTTCTCCGTTCTTGGCCATGGGAAATCCATCCACCATGGTCGCGGCCGCAGAGTTGGCGCCTGGTATGCCCAGTAGCACACCTGAAAAAGAATCACCGGTTGTGGATGAAGCAACAACAGCAACACAGAAGATCACACCCAGATAAGGATCACTCACAAAATAGGGCATGAATCCAAATAGTGTTATCAATCCTGTTGTGGCTCCCGCGGCAGGTATCAGGCCAATGATCAAGCCATAAACGATACCCGCCATCAGTATGACAAGTTCCATAATAATAAGTTTGGAGTTATTGTTGTGAACTTCCGCTGGAGCGTTACAACAAGATATGTAAGTAGTTATACACGAGATAATATATACTTGCAAGTTATGAGTCGTTTATATTACCATGATCCGGATGATGAGCTGACCACGCCAATCGTGTTGGGATTGATTGCATTGATGTTGGGAGGTTGGTGGGGTATTGTGCATCTCATAGATTGGGCAACTGTCGATGTTGTGGTATGGTGGGCAGAGCCATTCACCATTGTGCCTGTGCTGTTGTTGTTTGTCGTGCGTGTAAAGTATGGACGTAATCCTTTGCATTGGTGGCCTCTAGTGTGGGGAGTTAGGATCGAAATACCCGATGGCATCATATTTCACATGAACTACGACCCTGATCAATTCTTGAAAAGATACGGCGGACCTGGGAATGTGTTCGCGGAACAATATCATGTCACGTTCCGGAGACGCAAGGATGCTGTTACTTTTTGTCTGCTGAATCTTTGAGTTTATTAAGTACGTTCGATGTGAGTATTATATTTTTATTTTTTGATATGATTTTTAATGTATCTATAGCACTCTGATACATCTCGTTTTTTTGATCTAGTACATTTTGTTCAGTAAATTGTTGTTGGTTATATGCTCCCCAGTGTTCTAAGGTTTGTATACGTCCCTTCCATCCATAATGCTCCACCAACTCTACAAAATTTTTAAGGCTTTTTATATTTTCTTTATGCAGACAAAAATTTAAAACTACCGAAGTTTTACTGTCTTTTATTAGTTCTTGTTTTAAAAAGTCTAAATTTTTTACTAGCACATTCCATTTTCCTCCAAGTCTAACTCGTTCGTAGGTTCCGGCATCTCCGGCATCTATGGATATGCTGTAATCTTTAATATTTTTATAGATAGAGCTTTTTTTTAACAATTTTTTTAAAAGTAATCCGTTGGTCATGACTCTGTATTGATGCCTGGGATTGGCAACGGTATTCATCAACATGGGTCTGTATATCAGACTGGCGAAAGGATCGCCATTACCGCTCATAGTAATTAGACAATCTTCGTCAAATGTTTTTAATAACTCCGCTATGTGATTGGCCCATTTTAGCTTTTTATCATAAAGTGGACCTTTGGTAAAGTTCATATATTCACTCCGACAGGTAGGACATTGTAAATTACAGCTCTCATCAATATTGATATTAATAAAATACCTTTCTGTGTGTTTGTTTTGATCTCTTACACCACAATAGTCCACAGAACACCAGGTAAAATTTTTATCTATCACAATGTCTTTGTGTAATGCTTTGGCTATAGGTGATTGCCATATTTCTTCTATGCAGTTAAAATCAGTTATGTGTCCTACCGATACCGGTAACCATCCGTCGCACTCGCAAAGGAAACAGTTGCCTTGGTTGTCTACGGAAAGAACTTTTTCAGGGTAATTACAGGAAAAACGTATTCCAGACTTTTTAGTTCTATCATACAAATTATATTGATGTTGCAGGTAGTAAGGCACGTGCTTTTGCATACCAATATTTATAGGGTATTTGTTAGCCTCTAGATCTCTGAGACAGCTCTGCCACTATCTGACGGTACTCTGCTATCTGTACTTGTAGATTGCCTATCTCGGCTGTGAGTTTGGTCACCTCTGCCTGCAACTCCTCATTGGTCAATGTGATTGCTTCTAATCGTTTTAAGTCTATCATACTGTAATAATAATAACTCTTTGACTTTGTGTCAACACTTACTTTATAATAAGTATTATCATGATCAAGTACAGACTCATCTGTGACAATGAGCACGAAGTGGATGGATGGTTCCCCAACAGTCGCGAGTTCACCCGACAGAAGAAGCAGGGACAATTAATATGTCCCATCTGTGACAGCCGAAATGTGGACAAAGCCGTGATGGCTCCAGGTATCAGTAAGAGTGCTAAGAGTGCTAATGCTCGTCGATTGGCTCAAACCAGAGCAGAAACTCTGTCTGCTGATCAAATGATGCCAGCATCGCAGGCCAAAAATGTGCTTAAAAAGATCAGCAAATATGTTACCAAAAACTTTGAGAATGTGGGAGATCGTTTCTATCAAGAAGCTGTTCGCTGTGAGGAAGGCGAGAGAGATGATCAGTTCTATGGCACACCCTCCAAAGAAGAAACTGACAAACTGCTCGAAGATGGCATAGATCTATTCCACGTGCCTCGACTCAAAGACAATTAAACCATATTCTACGGCATTTTATAACGGTTGACTTATACACGCTCTTAGTGTAAAATATATTTTAATATGTTGTTAGGAATAATCTTAACACAAACAACTACAGAAAGAGGACAATATGTTTTTTAATCTATTTGGATCAAAAGCAGAATCTTCTTCTAAAACTACAAAGGAAGAAACAAACATGGCTAAAAGCACACAATACGTTGTATACACTAGAGAGTTCAAAACAAGAGCTAAACAAATCGGTGTATTCGCTGAACCAGCAAAAGCATACACAGTGAACGGATCAGTTCACGGTGGTAAAATTAAATTCAAGAACCTAGCAGTTAAAAACACTGCAAGAAAAACAGCTACTAACAAGTTGTTGTCTAAAGGTTTAGACTTTAATGTAAATGTATTAGGTACTGCACCTCAATCATCTGCATTGGAAATGAAATCAAACATCATTTCTCTTTTAAGAAAGTCTGGAAGAAAAGTAATTAACTTTTCTGCATAATTATATCTAATTAGATTTAGGTTAATATCAAAGGGGCGGTAGCAATATCGCCCTTTTTTTATGGCTGTTAAAACAGCTCTGGAGCATTGTGTTCTATAACTGCTGAATTATTAAACCATTTATTGGTATCGTGTAATTCCTGTTTGCCATCTCTCCACTGACCACCCCATTTTATCTGGCCTGGTGTTTGATTGTCTGGCTCTCTAAAACCAACAGTCCAGTGTAGGCCGTTGCTGTCATCAGTTAAACGGTACTCTTCTTTACAACAATAACGGAATAGATGCTGTGCTTCTCCAGTCCAAAAATAATTCTTGGCCTCATCTGCTGTTTTAAAAGTAACACTGGTATCCTGTGGTCTATAGATCTTACTGATCTTATTGTAGATCCCATTCTTACACATTATTTCTTTACTGGGCAGTGTTGCCATAATAAATCACTCTATATCTCTCGTCTTTAAAACATCTCCACGGATCAATCACAGTACAGCCTGCTCGTAGATCGAAGTATATCCGTTGCTGATAGGTCTTGCCTGTGTGATCGTATGTGGTCTGTGGATCGTGGGTCATCACACACACACAGTCCTGTTCGCCCTCCGGCACATCGCCAGTCTCTGGATCAGCATAGCTCACTGCGATGCCCATCTCTGACAGATAACCCGCCAACAGCACAGAAGGTGATCCCACTGTGTAGGGCACTGAGGGTTTGTAGGCCCGACCGTTGATCACACAGGGTTTGTTCTCTGTGCGACACACATCAGCAATGAACTGGGCCATGTTACGGGTCTGCTGTTCTCTGGAATGGGAGATGGCGGCAAACAGATCATAGCCCAGATCCAGTTCCTTGGCCAACCAACTGAGTGCTATGTTGTCCCTGGGGTGGCAGGCTCCACCATCGCCCATGCCTGCTTTGTAATAGCCCTTGCCTGTGATCCTGATGTTGGCCTGTTTGAATGCATCTGTTACCCTGTCCACGTCCATGTGACCAATTCTCTGTGACACGTCCTGTATCATGTTGACCAGTGCAAGTCTTGCTGATATCATGGTGTTGTAGAATATCTTGAACGCTTCTGCTTCTTCCCAGGTGCCGGTCATGTGTTTAGCACTGTTGAGTATCAACTTCTTGTAGAATTCCGACAGCACCTGTGATGCCGGGGTCTCCGAACCATGTTCCGTGCCAATGATCACCATGTCCGGGTGAGTCATGTCGTAGGCCTCAGACCCCATAGCAATCAGATAGGGATTGTAGACGAATTGGAAATTTTTTGTGTATTGGGCAAGCTCCCTTCTAGTGGTGCCGGGCAACACTGTGCTGATCAGGGCCACTATCTGATCCTTGTTGGCGTATCGTTCACACTGCTTCAGCACATCGATTACCAAGGAGTAATCAAAATCTCTGACAGGCAGATGTGTGGTGGGTTTAGAACCATCGTAGTCAGGATGATGTGGTGTGGGCACAGCAATGAATATGAGTTCGGTGCTTTTGAAAACATCTTGTATATTTTGTGTGACGGTGACGTGTGATGAGACTCGGTGTTCCACATCGTAGCCTATCACCTCGTGCTGTCGAGTCATCTCTTCTGCACAGGGCATTCCTAATTTGCCCAGCCCAACAAAACCAATCTTCATTTATTTTTCCTTAATTTTGACTCACTCATTTTTTGTCTTGTTTCATTAGATAAAGTTTTTCCTAAATTAGCCTGTCTCAGTTTTTGTTTTGTTTCTTGAGACCTTATTTTTCCATAGTTCCAATGTTTTTTACCTCGTCTACTATCTGACATTTTTTGTCTTATTTCATTAGATAACGTTTTTCCTAAATTAGCCTGTCTAATTTTTTGTTTTGTTTCTTTAGATTGAGGAACACCTTGTCTAAAATTAATTTGTTTTGCTCTTGCCTCTCTAATTTTTTGTTTATGTTCTTCTGATTTTGGTTTTCCTTTAAGAGCGGATGAAATTTTTGTTTTGGTATTAGTAGACATAATTCGATTGTTAATTGGTGGTGCTGGCATATCATTTTTATTAAGAAAATCCTCACGAGCAACTACTTTCATTTTTTTTAATACTCTGGTTTCCCAATTAATTGCTTCTTCTTTATTTGCAAATTTTTTCCTAATTTTTATAATATCTGGTTCTCCATATATTGAACGCATATCAAAAACAGAATTAGATGAGGTAAAATATTTCTTCCAAAGATCGTCAGGAGAACACTTTTTTGCATATCGTACGCCATAATAATATTTTTTTTGTTTTTTCCAGCCAATTAAATAGGTATATGGTTGACACATAGTATTCATCTATATTTATACCTAATCCAATAAATCCTATTGGGATTTAAATCCTATTCGCATGATGTACAAGCATAATTATCTACATATGAAGACCATAGGATTTTTTGGAGATAGTTTCTGTGCCATCGATCAACCAGAGAGCTGGTGCAACATCCTGCAAGAACGACTGGGCTGTGATCGCATACGACATTTTGGGGAACCGGGTCGAAGTATATGGTCAGTGTTCTTCAAGTTCAATGAGCTGATCCGGGAGAATCGAGTGCCAGACATCTCCGTCTTCTGCTGGACTGAGCCGTATCGACTGTATCACCCTGAACTGGTGTTGAGTGCCAACACTGAACCGCTGGAGGGGGTGGATCCAGCGGTGTATGAAACCCTGGACGAATATTGGCGACACCTACACTCTTACGACAAGGACGAGATGGCCTATGAGTATGCCCTTCAACACTATGATCAAAACATACTGTCCCAGGTACGATCCGAGGTCATACAGACGTGGAGTTTCAGACCATTTGAAACTGCGGGCAAAGACGCAGGCATCGAGTTAAGCACTGGAACATTCATTGATGAGAGCATGTTTGCCTTCAGTGGAGGAAAAGATGCTAGGGGCAAGGGAGATATCAATCACATGACCGTAGAACAAAACCAACAGTGGGCTGACAAAGTTTATGATGCCTGTATGGCTCGCTATTAGCTCTTGTATATACTGTTGGCTCGCTATTGGGTGTTACAATTTTCGAGGTGCCATCTTTTCATTGTTGGTACTCCGCCAATCTTACCACAATGATTACACGTTATCAAAGGTTTTGGACTTTTACTTGCCAATCTACTTAATAATTGTTTAGTCTTATCTGAGTGGGTTCTTCCTAAACTTGCTTTTCCTAGATTTTCTCTGTGGGTTTTGGATTTCTTTTTTCCTAAATGTGATTGCGAAATTCTTTTTTTGTGTAAATCACTTAACGTTCTACCTTTTGCGGCTTTACTTAATTTAAGTCTCGCTTCTTTACTCATTGTGGTTCCTTGCCTTCTAACTTGTTCTTTTCTAAATATTTTATTTGCTTTAGACACTTCAGTTCTTATTAGATTATACGTTCTACTATTAGGTACATGTCTTTTAATATCTTTATTTCTTCTGTTCATCATTCCCCAAACAGCATTAGTCATTTTTCTTTTACTCATACCTTTGGTTATTTTTACCAACAGTCTATGAGCAATGAAATGTTCCCTAGCAGATAATCTAATTAAATTTTCCTTATCATTTGATCCGTTTAAGGATATAGGAACGATGTGATGCCTTTCGGTGTATCCATTATAGATTTTTTGTTTAGCCTTTTCAACTAACTTGAAATAGATCTTATAATATTTGTTGTGTATAAACATATCTAATATATTTATACTTACTACCTTTGATGAATTAATATCACTATTGGCTCGCTATTGGCTCGCTATTGGGTCTTTGGATTTTAGGTGTTATGCTGAGTAGTCTGGTAGAGGTCCGCCATAGGCCTTGCCCTTGATACGCTTGCCGGCCACCCGCACAGTCTTGTTGCCTATCTTCTGTTTACGAGCTCCGGTTCTTTTCTTTTTGCCCTGTGACTTGCAGGATGCCAACCACGATGCTGGCAGTGAGGAGGCCGGCTTAGAACAGACACCACGTGGTGCTGGTCCTATGTTCTCTGTGCTGGGCTGTACAACTTCAGTGATTCTCATGCACATATTTAACTGATCTTGCTGGAGTGTGTAAAGTTGATCTTGTTCCAATTGTAACATTAGGTAAGATCAACTTGATAATAGGATCATTATAAGGGTGTATAAGCTCGGGTTTGAGGTTAAGGTTATAAGGTTAAGGTTGTAAGGTTATAAGGTTAAGGATAAGATAGCTATAAATACTGTCACAATGAGAATCACAGAAATCATACACTCCAGACCGTCTAGTGCCGCACCCAATTCAGTGACACAAGATGTAGCGCCACAAGATCTAGTATCAGAAGAGTGTGTGTCGGCCATAGCAGAAGGAGTCAGCCAGATACTCCGTAGGGTCAAAGGCAAAGGATTGAAAACTGGATTCAGATGCACATCCGGATCACGCAAAGGTCGTATCGTGGCCAAACCATCCACCTGTTTCATGAAGAGAGATTCTGCCAAGGGTGCCAAGATCGCCAAGAAGAGACAGATCAAAGCCCGTACCGCTGGTAAAAAAATGGGAATCACGAAAAGATCTGGTGGTGGTTCTAGAAGGCTGAAAAGAGCTCAGATTAAAACCGGCACCAAACTGGACAGACCATCCTTGTCAAAGGCAAAAAGACTGAAGGCCCGACCATTGGCCAAGTACAATAAGATCGCCCGACCAAGATAACCTAATTTCCTTACTGACCTAATCGTCTTATCGTGTCCTTGATGATCTGGTGGGATTCCTCGTGGGCACTCTTGCCCCAGGTGCCGGCCTCGGTCTTCTCGTGCACCTTGTTGACCAGCTGGATGCCGTTGTACACTTTCTTGATGCCGTCGGCGGGATTGGCTATCAACATCATTGCTCCTATGATTATTCCTTCGATGCTCATATGCCTGAGAACTTGCTCATCAGTCTGTCACACTCGTTGTCAAAGTCTTCTGACAGCATGAACGCCTGCCAGGTGGTGTATAGGTCTTGGAAATAATCAGCATAGAATCCGTTGTGGTAGATCTCCTTTGCTGTTTCTTCCTTTGTTTCTATTGTATAGCTCATACTTCATTATAGCACCGTTATCATGTGCGTCAACCTGCCCTCTACTTTACATTATATTGGTAACACACAGAGGATATATTGGTAATGCACGGAAACAAACAGCAAATAAGTCAATGATCATGCGACTCATCTGCAGGTTGACGTATTTCCAGGCCGTGCTATAATGAAGTATAAACATTTTAAACGGAGGTGTAAAAATGCAAATAGAAACAGTACAACTTAACACAGTGAAGTCACAGGAAGACATACACACAAAATTAGACAGGGTGTATGGAGGTGAAGACCATCTAACCCAATCCATGATGCTGAGAGTGATTGAAGATTTGAACATCACAGATGCAGATGCTCTGGACATCGTGTATGAGGATGTGATTTTCCACACCGAAGACTTTCCAGCAGATGAAGGTTGGGGGTCATCAGACACCAGAAGTTGTGTGAGGTCAGCGAAACAGAGTTTAATACTCAACGGCTTTTTAACAGTGGAGGCGGCACATGCCTAATTTATTTGGAAAACAAATGATCAACACCCAGAGATTGAACAAACTGTCTAACAAAGAATTAGAGTTCTTGGACAATCTTTTGAGTGGCATAAAAACAGATGCCAAGAAGTTTCTACGATCCAAAGATGGTAGAAATTTTAAACAGTTAATGGACCAGCAAGGAGGAGAACAACAATGACAATAACTCAAGAAACATTTGAACTATTGAAGTTCACAGGAGCAGGATACGAGCCCATGGACATCTGGAATTCTGCAAAGGCAGAGGCAGTGAAGGCTGTGGATGAATACATGGAGGGAAAAGAAGAACCCATGTACTGTGGCTTTGCCAACATTTCGATAAGACCTGCTCGAGGGGCTTTCGTTAAGTTTTTGAAAGAGCAGAAGATTGGTGGCAATGGTTGGAATGGTGGTTGGAGAGTGTCCTACTACGATATCATGCCGTTGGAACACAGGTACAGAAGCACCCAATCCATGGACATCAAAGAATTAGGCTGTGATGCTTTTTGTGCGGCTCTGGAGAAATATGGTATCAAGGCCTCTATGGAGAGCAGAGCAGACTAGGATGCCTAAATATTTCCTATTCATAGACGATATAAAGCAGGGGTATCCATCAGCGATGCCCTCAGACTATGGCATACCAGAAACCAAAGGCATTGTGTGGGTGACAGCACCTAATTCTTTTGCGGCAGAATCCAAGGCCATGGAAGAGTATGGAAACAAAAATAACAAAAAAGAGGAGACAGGGGTATATGAAGGAGACTAAAGACTTTCTAGAAGCCTGTATAAAAGAACAAAAAGAGCTAGATCAGTCTATGAGAGAAGCATTTAGACAACGGGATGAGCGGAAAGCTAAAGAACGAACAGCGAAAGAACAAACAGAATCTGAAAGATTGCAGGACGATCTAGAACCAATAAATTAACAGGATTTTACCAGGTTGACGCTTTACCAAAGGATGCTATAATAAAAGAATAACAAACTTATACGGAGGTGTAAAAAACAAATGCCAAATTGGGTCAATAATACAATACAGATAACAGCAGACAAAGCCACTATCAAAAGAATAGAGCAGTCTCTGAACAGCGAAAACGATGATGCAGGATTTTTAGATGTGCTGTATCCAATGCCCGCGGGGTTGAAGGACACAGTGAATGGTTCTGAAAATGCCAAGCCAGAGTTCCAAAAGAAGCAATCAGAGCAACTGATCGAAAAATACGGTTTTGACAACTGGTACGATTGGAGAGTGGAACATTGGGGAACCAAGTGGAACGTCAATGAATGCTACGACACCGTGTCTGTGTCCAACAATGGGGAGAGCATAGAGTTTGGTTTTGACACAGCCTGGTCTCCACCCACAGGAGCATATCACAATTTCTTATCAGAGAATCCAGATGCGTCACTGTTCGCAACCTACTACGAAGGTGGTTGTGACTTTATGGGAGTATGGGACAACGGTGATGACAGATACTACGAACCCAGCAAGTATGATTCTTCATCTAAATTTTGGACTGATGACGAAGATGGCCAACTGTTGGATGAGAATTTTTGTCTGGTAGAGTCCATAGCAGATCAAGAAGCAGATCAGGCTCAAAACGAAGATGTAACCCGGTTTGTAAATGGTCAAGCTGTGAACATCGGAGAAGAAGCATAATATTATTAACAACAACAAAAGGAGAAAACACAATGGAACTAAAAAGATATGAGTTCTTGGTATCAATGCCGGTAAACGAAGGCGGTCAACTCGTGACTGTTGAATCAGGAAGAAATCCTGCGGAGGCACAGAGGATCGTGGAATCAAGATTTCCAAATGCCAAGTCTGTTATGTTCAGAGGAGAAGCATAGGATGGAATTGATGTCACAGGAAAAGAAGAGACAGATCAGAGAGCTGATGAGACAGAAGATCTCACTGGAAGATCAGATACAGTTTGAATCCAATCAGACCAAGATTGGTAAATTGGAAGATGACTTATTTGAGATTAAGGACACACTCGACAAGCTGACCAACGGTGTGTGGTTCGAAGATGTGTCCGCTCATGAACTTCAGAAAGAAAGAGAGTCGTTGAATTAAATGACCAATTAGAAGTTTATGAATATTGAAAAAGCTATTAAACAAATAAGCAAAAAACTAGAAAAAGCAATTGAAGCAAATGAAGATGCTTTATCGTGGAGTGACGAGGGTGATATCAAAAAAAGAATAATTGAAATTTCTAAATTAGAGCATATTTTTAAAGATCCAAGTGAAGTTGAGAATATGTATTGGTATGAAATGTTTGATAAAAAATATAAAATTCCACAAAAAACTCAGGTTACAATGATAGAAGTTTTAGTCCAGTCTTTAGAAGGTCATAATATACAAACTATTGAGGTTGACTATAATTTTATGAAAGAATTATGACCAACTGGCATTTCCGATTGAGGGCTGGCGGTACAGAGAACTCCTATTACATCGTGGGATCTGATCGTGAACAGGCCCTCTATCAAGCCCAACAGACTCTGTTTGATGAGTTGAAAGAACAGGGTGTGATCTGCCTCTCTGCCACTGTGGAATTCGAAGAAAGAATAGAAATATGAAGAAATATCTATATGCAATTTTGATAGTTATAGCTATCTGTATTGTTGGAAATTCAACGATGGTAGGAGCCATCGCAATAATGGTTGGTATAGTCGCGATAGGTTGTTTTGGTTTGCTAGATTTAACAACTTTTTGTATCAGCCGGTGGGAGAAGAAGCACGGACCAACAAGAGAAGATTATGCTTTCTTAGATGGATATAATGAATTGTTAAAAGCCGCAAGGGTGAGCGAGGAAGAAAGAACTAAGAGTCTAAAAAAATCTGCCAAGGAAAGAGGAATAAAACTATGATTTTATTGACTTTTTACCAGGTTGACGTATTACCAAAGGATGCTATACTAAAATTATAAACAACACGGAGGTGTAAAAATGCAAAAAGAACTAATAAACAAAATATTCTCACTGGATTCCAACAGCCTGGATCAGGTGATCG